ATAAATTCATTTGCACCAGCAATATTTGGCTATAATGACATTAAATTAAGCATCTTACTACAGTTAGCAGGTGGTGTTAAGACTCAAAAGAGAGGGGATATCAACCTATTTTTGATAGGAGATCCAAGTATGGCAAAAAGTGAACTGTTAAAATTTGCAAGTAAACTAGTTACAAAGTCAATATACACAAGTGGTAGAGGTAGCAGTGCAGCAGGATTAACTATAGGTATTGTAAAGATGGGTGATGGAAGAAGTATTGCACAAGCAGGAGTACTACCTATGTGTGATGGTGGACTAGCATGTATAGATGAGTTTGATAAGATGGGTGAACAGGATAGAAGTGCAATGCATGAGGCTATGGAACAACAAACAGTAAGTATAGCAAAGGCAGGTATAGCAATGACATTACCAAGTCGTACAAGTGTACTTGCAGCAGCAAACCCAAAATGGGGTATGTATGATAGTGATAACTCTCTAAGAGATAATATCAATGTACCAGCACCATTACTAAGTAGATTTGATTTGATATGGTTAATTCAAGACAAAGTAAATATGACAAGTGACAGACTTAAAGCAAATCATATTTTGGAATCATTTGAAATGTCTATGGGTGACCGTTGTTATTTGAAAGAGGATGATTTATCTAAATATATTAACTATGCAAGAACATTTACACCAAAACTTAATGATGAAGCAAAGAAAACACTTTTGGATATTTATGAAAAGATGAGAAATGTAAGTTCAAAGAGTGACATTCCAATAGGTACTAGACAACTAGAAGCAATAGTTAGACTTAGTATGGCATATGCAAAGTTACATTTTAAAAATGAAGTTGATAAAAGTGATATTAATATCATAAGAATTTTACTTGAAAAACAATATGAGTCATTTGGAAGTAGTATTAGTCAAGGTGGTGTACAGACACAAATATTTGTAGACGGTAAATCTGTAAAGGAACATGATGTATTAACAGTATGGAACTCTTGTAAAAACATAGAAGGCAATGTAAGATTAAGAGAATTTGAGAAAGCATTGATAACCAGTGGTATGACTAAAGAAAAGGCAGAGGCAACAATATCAAAATGGGAAAACAATAATGCCATCAAACTCAATGGTGACGGCACATATACAAGAATATAGTAAGATTAATATTGAAGTGTATTTAATAGGTTACTGTGATGGTTATTGAAGATGACTCCATCGAGTCAGATAAAACACTGGACAAAACTCAGACTCCCACGGAAACAACGGAGATAGAAGCAGTTGATTTAGAATTGGGGGTAGATCAACTTAAAGGTGTTGGGTCTGTTACTCAGAAGAAATTAGAGACCTTCGGTGTAACCTCACTCATAGATATTTGTATTAGAGGTGCTCAGGAAATTAAAGAAATTACAGGTGTTGCAAAACCTACTTGTGACTCTTGGGTATTTCAATCCCAAAAACTGTTAGAAGATAACGGTCTCATTCGAAAAAGTGATATGAGTACAAATGAACTATGGGAATATCAAAAAGCATATCCTGTCATTGCAACAAAATGTGATGAAGTTGATAACCTGATTAGTGGTGGCGTAAGACCAGAAGCAACATATGAGGTATATGGAGAATTTGGAGCAGGAAAGACACAGTTTTGTAACTCTCTTACAGTTGAGACTATCCATGATGGAAACAATATAATTTGGATAGATTGTGAAGATACATTCAAACCAAATAGAATTGCTGAGATGTTAAAGGCAAGAGAGTATGCAGAAGACGACGAAGAGGTAAGTGAATATCTTAATCAAATCACCTACCTATACTGCCCAAATACAGAACAACTAATGGGAACTATCAATGGACTTAGTAAGATATTAGATGCTAAGAAACCTAAACTAGTAATATTAGATGGTGCAATAGGACAGTTCAGAGAAGAATATTTAGGTAGAGGAACTCTAGCAGAAAGACAAATGCAGATAGCAAGATTAATGAGTCATATCAAAAACATATCATTTTATTTTAGATGTGCTGTTGTGTTTACAAATCAAGTACAGAGTGATCCAAGTATGATGTTTGGTGATCCTATAAAACCAATAGGTGGAAATGTAGTAGCACATGCAAGTACTTATCGATTATACTTTAAAAAGAGTGGAAAGAAAAGACTAGCAAGGATGATAGACTCACCTGAACACGCTATGGCAGATGCTGAATACATTTTAGATGCTAAAGGAATGTCAAACGTAGAATGATATATACATGTAAACAATGTTCTTGGACTATAGAAGGTCAGACACAGATTATGAAAGATATATTAATTCATGAGAAAACCCATGACAAAGAAAGATGATAGTGACAAACTTAAGAGAAAAATTGCATCAAAAAAACAATTTGATTTAAAATGCAAAGTCTGCCACAAAAAATACGGTAAGTTTTTTACCTTTCACCATAAACAATACATTGAGGGGGAGAAAATATACAAGGATTTTAAGACAACCTATGACTACAATCTATACATATTACCAATAGTTGACAAAGATCCTAACCGATTTGCCCTCCTTTGTAAAGGTCATCATACACTTGTAGAGAAACTTAAGCGATTTAAATTGGATAAATTAGAAAGATTGTTTAAAGTAGTAAAGGAGAGTAAGTAATGGAGATAATAGGACAGGGGGAAGTAGCTGCATTAGAGATAGTCAAGGATATGTTTGGAGACTCTGCTGAATATCTTACTCAGGTCAAACTATCTGACATGGTTTCTCCTGATTATCTTGAGACATTTAGTGATAGACAGTTAAAAGAGACAATAGATATAGTAGTAGTTACAGTATTTGAATTTCTAGCAATAAGAGTACAGGATAAACATCATTCCAGTGCAAGAATGGCTACTATAGATAATATACAAAAACTCATGTTAGAATGGAATGGGTGGAAAGTTATAGATGTTTGGCATTATGAATGCAAGGAACTTTGGAAGGATAAGGTCAATAAAAAATCAAGATTAGAGTTAGAATTGGCTATAAAAGAGTCAAGTATAGACTAAGTTTATATATGTGTAATATTAACAATCTGAGTGTACAGAAATTCTTACCAAATAACAGAAGATATTTTAGATACTGTATCACATAGTGGCTTACAAGGTATCCCAATCACTCCATTAATAAGAAAATCTAACCTATCACATAAAAGAATGGTTGGATTCATTAATAAACTAACACAGTCAAACCTAGTCAATAAGATAGAATCTGATGGAAAGATAACGTTTATCATAACAGAAAAAGGGCGAGTTTATCTTGATGAATATAAAAAGTTCTCAAACATTGCTGAGACTTTTGGTCTAGAACTGTAATGTATAAATATTACTTGCTATAATATATAATATGATTTATCCTTCCTGTAAAGATAAGAAACATTTTCAATGTCCTACTCAATATGCTGGATTAGAGCCATGTGCGTGTCATTGTCATAAACAGATAGGAAATGGATAATGAAAATACCAATAAGTGAAGACTGTAGAAGATGTAAGCGTAAAGCTGAATTATTAAAGTTGTTTGTTGAAGATTGAAATGTCTTAGATGTGGTAATAAAATGGATAAGATGACAGTTTGTCATCAAATTTGTCCTAATTGTGGTGCAGTATTAGATTGTAGTGATGGGGTAGAAAATTAACAGGAAAGAAATGATGTATCTACATTCTTTTTCCTTCCATTCAGGCTAAGTCGGACTCTAATTTAATAGACGTTTCCGAGAAACCATTTTCTTTATAAAAACCTATTATATATATATTTAGGCATAAATACCACACTAATATTTAAATTCTATGAAAAACACCAAATATTATGGTAAATTCAGATTTCCGTACATGGGGTGAAGACCGTGGAAACTACTTCCCCGAGACTGATAGAATAATTATATTCTTAAATCAACATGAAACATTAGATGATTTACTTAGTACAATAACTCATGAATACATTCATTTCTGCGTAGGTGAAGCAGGAGAAATAATGGATGATGATCAGGAAGAAAGATTAATATATGTTATGAGTTGGGCAGAACAATACTTGAATTAATATTTATTTTATAAGTTCTAGTTTTATGTCTAACAAGACCATGACAACAATTACATCTTAATCTACCTAATTGTTTATTTTCTTTATATAATTTTGATTCTGGAATAAATGTTGAACATTTTTGGCAATAGTGATTTTTTTCATTTAATTTGTGAACATATAATGAGCAATAAGAATTACACACAACCAACCATATATATTATACTATATATATG